TGCATTATCGACTTTCTAAAGCAATAGAAGATAATGGTACTACTTATTTATATTAAAAAGTTCCACTTATTAACATTCACTATAGGGTTATTCACAAAGGATAGCCCTATTTTGTTTAATTTAGCGCAATATGAAATTATTTGAGTTTAGGAATCACAGTTTGCATATTTCAGAGATGGCATATGCTTTAGATCCGTTTAGAAAGATTTGGACTAGGGACAAGACCCGCAATAAACAAGTTGCTCAGAGTGAGTTATCGTATATTTATTTTATGTATGACTTCCGTAGTGACTTTGTTGAGCAGTATGGTACAGAAGCAGAAAGAAATGAAGCAGTCTTGGAAACCTTAGGAGCACTGAAACCTACGTGGAAACCTGACAAAGTAGTTAAAGAAGCTATTGACTTTTACCTAAAGCATAGCGAGAATATAAAAATGAAAATGGTCAAGGATGTGATACAGTCTTTGCATAAGCTTAGAAAGTATTTTCAGACTATTGACTTTACGTTATTGGATGACAATGGTAAGCCTGTGTATGACATTACCAAGTACAGTAATGTAATTAAAGATTTAGAAAAGAATATGTCTACCTTGGATAAGATGAAAGCTTTGGCATTGAAAGATGCAAAAGAAGCAGAAGCACGAGGTAGTATTGAAAAGAATGTATTTGAAGATGGATTCTGATATCATATTCCAAGATGACCCTGATATGCCTATCATAGGCGTAAACAAATACACTACGGCTATTACCGAAGAGCTAAGAGGTTCTATGCCTCCTGAGTTGTATGGGGATCTAATAGATATCATGAGTTCTATACACTTGGTTCAGGCTTTAAGTAAGAAAAATCGCAAGAGAGCCAAAGACTTACCTAAGGACAGTACAGGCAGAATAGAGATAGATTTAGAAAACCCTCACATCCTTGAGGGAATGGATTACTTCCGCCAAGCAGCATTGCACTTTGAGGAACACGGTAAGTACACGTATCACTTCCCTAGTAAGTCAAAGACCAGTCCTTACTATCAGTTTTGGCAACAGGAAGTAGAACGATGCAAGTATGGGCTTATCCGTCCTGAAGATGGAGAGTGGATTACAGGGTATCACTATTTCTATTTGAACTATTCACGCATTGATAAGACGGTAGTTTTAGATGCCAGTATCCGAGATACCAATGCAGATGCTATACGCGCAGAGAGGGTAGAAGGATTTCCTAACTTTTGGGATGGGGATTACTTGTTCTTTCACTACATCGAAAAAGCAGAGAGGCAAGGTAAGTATGCTAACTTACTGAAAACAAGGGGTCGAGGATTCTCATTCAAGATGGGAGCTATGTTAGCACGCAATACGTTGTTGTATAAGAAGTCCAAGAACTATGCGATGGCATCAGAAACAGAATACCTGACTAAGGATGGTATCTTGAACAAGTGCTACCGTGACTTGGATTTTTGTGCAGAGAGTACGCCATGGCCTAAGCTACGGATTACAGACCAGGGAATGCACAAGGTATTAGGGTATCGCAATACCGAAACAGGGGTATTGTCAGGTATGCAGTCAGAAGTGATAGGGGTTACTACGAAAGACAACCCTGATAGAGCACGGGGAAAGAGGGGTAAGCTAATTATCTTTGAAGAGTCAGGTAAGTATCCTAAGCTAGACAAGGTGTGGTCTATTGCTCGTCCTTCTATGGAACAGGGTTCACACGTCTTTGGTATGATGGTAGCAGGGGGTACAGGTGGTACTACAGGGGCAGACTTTAGTACAGCTCTTAGGTTCTTTTACAGTCCCATTGGTTATCGGATATTACATACCAAGAATGTCTACGATAAAACACGTGGTAATGGCGTATGTTCTTTCTTCTTTCCTGAGTATTTAAACCGAGAAGAGTGCTATGACAAAGACGGCAACTCAGACGTGGTTAAAGCACTGGTAGAAGTCTTACATAAACGCTATGAGGTAAAGTATGGATCTGATGATCCTATGGCTTTAACACAGGAAAAAGCGGATAGACCTATTACGCCACAAGAAGCGGTAATGCGCACAGAGGGTTCTTTGTTTCCTATACAGAAGATTAAAGACCACTTGTCGCAGATACAGCCTAACCTGGCAGACTTTGTATCAGGGCATTATGTAGGGCGCATAGTACGTGATAGTTTAGGACAGCCTGAATGGAAGGTAGATGCTAACCTACAGCCTATACGCAATTTCCCGCTTGCTAAGGACGAGAAAGTCTTTGGTGCTATAGAAATCTATGAGATGCCTAAAAAAGCAGCAGGGCAAAGCAAACCTCCTATATGGCGATACATTGCAGGGATTGACCCTGTAGATGATGACTACGTAGTACAATCGTCTTCATTGGTATCTATCTTTGTGTTTGATACGTTTACAGACAAGATAGTAGCGGAGTTCACAGGTCGTCCTAACCTTGCAGAAGAATTTTACGATATCTGTATTGACTTGCTAGAGTTCTATAACGCTATTGCAAACTACGAGAACGATAAGAAAGGTTTGTATACGCACTTCTACAACAAGAAGAAGTTGCACTTGCTGTGTGATACGCCTAAGATACTACGGGATATGAACATGATATCTGCAGTAGGACGGGGTAACAAGTCAAAGGGTACAGGTTCGTCTAAACGTATTAACCAGTTTGGCAGACGTTTACAGCGCGACTGGATGCTTAAAGAGTCTGTAGGTAACCCTGACATTCAGAACCTATATACCATTCGCTCTGTGGCTTATTTAAAAGAGGCTGAGCAATGGAATCCCGATGGTAACTTTGACCGTGTATCTGCTATGGGTATGGTTATGATACTACGGGAAAATATACAGTTGCAGTTAGACTATCAAAACAGTGATGACTTCTCAGATGACAATCTATCAGAAGATCCATTTTGGGGTCAGAACTACCAGCCTTACAATACCTACCAAGCTAAGTTTGCAGCAGAGGGTATAGATCAAAGGTTGGTAGATGCTTTGGTGTCCGAGCAACAAAAGAAACAAGTACAAGACAAATTAAACGAAAATTTTAACTTATAAGAAATGGATAGAGTATTAAGTGAGTTTCCAAGACAGAAGCTCCCAATTAGCAAAAAGAACAAGAAGTGGCGTGAGCAGTGCGTTGATGCCTTAGACATTGGCGGATACTTTGTATCTGAGCACACCCGTAAGTCAGTACGTGACAAGAAGATTAACATGGACTTGTACTACGGTAAAGTAGATAAGTCTGAAGTAGTAGCGGTATGTAATCCTACAGGACTGCAAGAGCTGAATATCGTACCTGATAACCTACAGCATTATCCGCTTATATCTCCCCGTGTAGATATCCTACTTGGTGAGGAAGCAAAAAGACGATTTGATTGGAAAGTAATGGTAACGAATCCTACTGCTATTTCCATGAAAGAATCACGGCTTATTGAGGAAGTACGTAATCGTGTAGTCAATCTTATTCAGAATACGGCTATGAACCAACAAGAGTTGGAGCGTGAGATGAAAAAGTTACAAGACTATGTAAGCTACGACTATCAAGATATGGTAGAGGTAGTAGGTACTAAGATTCTTAAGCACTACTGGAATGAGTATCAGATGCATGACATCTTTAACCGTGGGTTCTTTGATGGCTTGGTTATGGGTGAGGAAATCTATTATTCCTATGTCAGCAACGGTGAGCCTATCTTACGTAAGCTAAATCCTCTTACAGTACATACACTGCGGTCAGGATACTCTAACAAGATTGAGGATTCTGATATCATTGCTATTGAGGAGTATTGGTCACTAGGACAAGTACTTGATCACTTCCATGACTTCCTAAGTCCTAAGGATGTAGACAGAGTAGAGCGTTGGGCTTCAGGGTCTAAGAATAATGCTAAAGATCCTTTTGTTTCCGAGCAACCTTATGAGCCTATTATCGGGTCTATAGTAGCAGCAGATGGTTCAGAGGATTTCTTAATAGATACCTTACAGCATACCTTACAGATGAATGGTGCATCTATTGGTCAACCATTTGACTACTCAGGTAACATTCGTGTATTGCAGGTATTTTGGCGCAGTATGCGTAAGATGTTGAAGGTACGCAGACTGGATGAGTTTGGAGATTGGATAGAAGAACTTATGCCTGAAAACTACATCATTCGTGCTGATGAAGGTGAAACTGCAGAAACAGTTTACATCAACGAATGGTGGGAAGGAGTTAAACTAGGAACAGATGTGTATCCTTATGTACGTCCTAAGATGGAGCAGTATCGTAAGTTAAACAACCCTAGTGTATGTTTTCCTGGCATTTCAGGGATTATCTACTCACACAATGGACAGCAAGCTCATTCGCTTGTAGACAGGGCTAAGAACGTCCAATATCTGTATGATGTAGTCCACCACCGTCTTAACGAAGCATTAGCTACCAACCACGGTAAATTACTTGAAATGGACTTTGCATCAGTGCCTAAAGGTTGGGATGTAAAGCAATGGCTTACTTACGCTAAGAAAGCTAAGATTGTAGTACGTGATAGTTTCAAAGAAAACACTAAAGGTGCTAACGTAGGTACAATATCAGGCAACATGGCACGTGGGGGCCACGGAGTCATAGATGCTGAACAAGGTGCATTCCTGCAACAGCACATTGCCATTATGGAATATCTACGTAGGCAGATAGGTGAGATTACAGGTATTACTGAACAGCGTTTGGGTAACATTGCCAACCGTGAAACCGTAGGCGGTGTAGAGCGTTCTGTAGCACAATCATCTCATGTAACCGAGTATTGGTTTGCCCAACATGAGCAAGCTAAGATTAAAGCTATGGAGATGTTCTTAGAAACTGCTAAGCTTGCACTTAAAGGCAAGAACAAAAAAGCGCAGTACATCTTAGACGATGCCAGTATCGAAATCCTTGATTTAAATCCTGAGGTTCTACTTAACGCAGACTTAGGTATCTCTTTGGTATCTAGTGTACAATCGCAAGAACTTAAGCAGAACATTCAGCAACTTGCTCATGCCGCAATGCAGAACGGAGCCATTCAGTTGTCTACTCTTGTAGATATCTATACCGATGGTTCTATTGCTACTATGCGTAAGCGTATTAAGGACGGAGAAGATTCTATTATGCAACGTCAAGAGCAACAGCAACAACAAACTATGCAACTTCAACAGCAGCAACTGCAAATGCAAGCGTTGAAAGAGCATAACAATATGTTAGCGGATATGCAGAAGTTTACCCTGAATTTAGATCTTGAAAATGCTAAGCTGTCAAGTAAGGAACAAGTTGAGCTAGAAAAGATCCAAATAGAAAGGGAAAAAGTAAACCAACAAATGTTGCAGTTTATTCAGGAACAAACTAACAAGTTAAAAATGAATCAAGACGACAACAACACGGATAAGTACGTAGCTGACAAAAGAAATACTCAGCGAAATACTTAATCTACTTTGTTGGTATTAAAAAACTATACCTACCTAAAAGTACACTTTATATGCCTTGTTATTATACTTTTATGGTTGTAGTTTTGTAAAGAAGCAATAGGAGAACTTTAAATTAAAATAATATGTCAACAGAAAACGACAATTTATTTAGCGATGTTAGCTTTGAGGATGTAGCAGACTTCCTCGATAATACCATGGCTGATGTAGAGCAAACGCCTGATGTCCCTGAAATGGACACAGACACCACCGAAGTAAACGATTCTGTAATCCAGGAATTATCCGATGAGGATCCTGTAGATTTAGATGGTTTCGATAATATAAATACCAGTGAGGGTGAAAGCCTAGAGAACGTAGCTGGAGAAAGTCAAGAGAGTGCAAGTAGTGTACCTTCTAGTCCAAGTTCTCCTTCCAGCGTTTATCACGCCCTTGCTTCCGCTTTACATCAGGAAGGTGCGCTACCCTCTTTTGATCCTGAAAAACAAAAAGTTGAAGATGTAGAAGGTCTTATTTCTGCTATCCAAAACGAAATCAGGAATCAAGAATTAGCGCATTTATCAGACCGACAAAAGCGTGTGCTTAAAGCCTTTGAAACAGGAATCCCTGAAGAAGAGATTGTAAGCTACGAAAAATCTATTGATGACTTGTCTAGCATTAGCGATGACGAAATCAAAGAGAATGTCGAGTTACGTCAGACTATTATTACCGAAGCTTATAAAGCTCAAGGTATGAGTGCTGACAAAGCGCAGAAGTTAGCTAAGCGTGCATTTGATGCAGGTGAGGATTTAGAAGAGGCTATGGAAAGTCATCAGTTCCTCAAGCAACAAATGGAAGCTGAATACGAGAACCGTCTTAAGATGGAACAAGAACAACGTAAGCAGTACGAAGCTGAAGCTAAACAACGCATTGAGGACATCAAGAAAACCGTATTTGATGAGAAGAATGAAATCATCAAAGGCGCACCTGTAACAAAGAACATTCGTACTAAAGTGTATGAGTCTATGACTAACGTTGCAGGTCATGATGAACAAGGTCGTCCATATAACCAAATTATGCAGGCACGTATGGAAAACCCAACAAATTTTGAAATTGCATTGCACACTGCTTTTGTACTTACTAATGGATTTAAAGACATGAGTAAGCTAGTACAAAAAAGCAAGAGTGATGCAGTATCTGAACTAGATAAAACATTACGCAGTGGGGTATTAGATTTTGGCATTGGTTCACCAGCGTCATCTACAGACCCAGGAGCTCCTAATGATCCTAACTTTGGTAAGGAACTTGAAGAGCTAGCACGTAATTTATTAGGTTAATATTAAAAGCTAAATTTTATAAACAATGAGTCGTATAAGTATCTTACAAACGTCCGCGTCAAAAGCGTGGTCAGGATTTACCGACAAAAATCACATCGGTCAAATCTTCCATTCAAAGCCACAAGTTGCTAGCAACATTGTGAGCCGTATGCTTGCTCAAACTCATGGTTCTTCTTTGAACATGACTTTGGACAGTATCCCCGCCCTGTATCTTGATACAGATGATGATTACACTTGGCAGTTAATTGGTAGCTCAGATCGTAACATCGAGCTTGTAGAAGCTTGGAGTGATCCTACTGGAACTGTTATTTTATCTACTGACACTAACATTGGTATCGCAGGACAAGAGTTTTATCTTGTATTCCCTGAGCGTTGGTTCTCTGATGTAAATGTAATCGTAGGTGAGAAAAACGAAATTTATCCTATTCAAGTAGTAGCTGATCCACAGCCACACGGAACCGACTGGGTTTACAAGTGTGTTATGTGGGGTGATGCTCAAACTGAAGGTATGCCTGGCGAAGAACTCGTAGGTGGTAAGCGTTTCAGCAAAGAAGCATCTCCTGTAGAAGACGCTCTGTCTGTGAAAGGTGGTGAAGTTGGATTCAGCTCACCAATCACTTTCCGTAACCACTTCTCGCAAATTCGTATGCAGTATGAAGCTCCTGGCAACATGCGCAACATGAAGTTTGTTGGTTCTAAAGTGCCTTACGTAGACAATTCAGGAAACAAAAAAGAATTTGTTACTTGGATGGATTGGTTGAACTATGAGTTCGAATATCAATTTGACCGTGAGAAAACAAAATGGATTTGGTTTGGTCGCAGTGCACGTGATGCAGGTGGTCGTTTCTTGAACAAAGGAAAATCAGGTCGTGTAATTCGTGCAGGTGCTGGTATCCGTGAGCAAATGGAAACTGCTAACACTTATTACTACAACTACTTCTCGATTGACTTGCTTACAAACATCTTGACTGACTTGGCTGAAAACAAGTTGGAGTATGATGAGCGTAAATTCGTTATTCGTACTGGAGAGCGTGGTGCTATCCTTTTCCACAAAGCTGTATCTGATGTAGCTTCAGGATGGACTCCACTTCAGGATTCTACTGCTCAGTCTAGCACCCAATCTATGTTGCATGAAAATGCTCGTAAATTCGGTTACCAATACACTGAGTACATGGCTCCTAATC